AAACATAGCCAACGCCTGTGCCACTGTCTAAACCTTGACCAGCACAATTAACAACATGCATACAATAGCGAAAACCGTATCCACCATCACTACCACTAACACCCTTGGCAGAACCATAACCAGTACAACTAGTAAGTTCGCCACAAGACATAAATCCTGCCGCAATATAAGCTCCAGAGGCAGTGATAGTACCAGTGCCAGTACAAGTAGTAAGGTAATGGCACAACTCAAAGCCAATGTCACCGCGCCCATCACAGTTATTAAGGTAGGTACACTGAGTGAATCCCATGTTTACACCAACACGATCACCAAGCCCAGTACCTACACAGTTGGTAAGTCGCGTGCAGAGATGGAACCCACGACCTGCCTGTGTCACGGAATCATAGCCAGTACCAGTACCAGTACAGTCAACTAGTTTGTCACAACTAATAAAACCGATACCACCACCAGTGCCTGAACGAGTGCCACTACCAGTACAGTTGGTAAGGTTCGTGCAGTACGCAAAACCATACGCAGCATAAGTTGCTGCCTGTGCAGCAGTTGCAGTGCCAGTGCAGTTGATGAGGTTGGTGCATCTGTAGAATGCTACTGCGACGCCAGCCACATTCGTATTCGTAATAACTATCTTTACGTTCTCAAAATGTTCTGCGTTCATGTCAAGTTTAGCAATACTACGATATAATCCATACATAATTCCAACATATGACGCTGAGTAGTTTATTGATGAGCCCTTCTCAGCGAAAACCTCGACTGTACCAGCAGCATCAAGGTTGATCAGCACACCTGCAGTTGGTGACAGTGCAGTAGCAGTCCAAGTACCACGCTTTATGTAGACACGTGGGTACTCACCAGCTATAGCTTGACACCAGACATTAAGCTTAATGTCAGAATCTATGATCAGATCATAGCCGCCTGCAACACTCGACGTCCAGACGTTCCACGTGACGCCTGCATCTAATGACTGTCTTCTGAACACAGCCGCATTGTTTAGGTCGCGTAACTCTTGTGTGACTAGGCCATTACCATCTGGACTCGAGAGTACAGTCAAGACGAAGGCATCAGTCGTCGTCATGCCAACGGGCATGTTCGTCGTAGCCTGATTCACCCATGAGTAGAAGCCTGACTCCAAGATTAAGTTGAGGTTGTACGAGGGCGGCGTACGCATAGACCTTACTATCGTACCACGCGAAGCTGTCATCAGTAGGTCTGTAGCAAGTACTGTGTTCGTCAAGTTAGAAAAGAGCGTCTTGTGATTATGGTCCTGTACTAGAATGGAGTAGTCGCCTGCGACGTACAGTCGCGCGGCCTTACCATTGTACACGACGTAACCGACAGACGTGCGCGACGGGTTAGCCGCGGGTATCGTCAGTGCGAGGTCCCAGAACACAGGTTGAGGGTTTGAGATCGGGTTTAGACCTGATATTCCAACGTACACGTACCCACGATCTAGTGGTTTACCGTCTGCGTCGTGGAAGACTGGGAATGGTATGTCTATCGCGTTGCCCATGTCACTCTCCTATTAAAGGCGCAGCAGTGTCGCTTGGTTTACGCAGTTCATTGACACTATCCCACCAAGTTGGATATTTACCATAAACATTCTTGTAATTTTCAGCGATCTTTCGATCACCAGTATACTTTGGTGCTATCTCAATACTAAACGGCGGTGTGGTCTGACCAGGTGTGTTAGTAGCTTGTGTAGTATGCATAGCCGACGAGTTCATCACGGCCTGTGAGGCGGACAAGAGGCGCTTCAAGACATCCGCCTCCTCCTTACCGCCAGGCTTAAGTGCTGGCAGCTTAGCCAGCAAGTCTCGTACCACCCTCGACTCGTAGACGCGCGCCACGCCGCCAATAGCTACACCACTACCAATGACACCCGCAAAACCCTTCCATCCACCACCAAAGATTTGGGCTAGTGCTGCTGCACTAACGGGAAGCATCAAGGTAGCTTTGAGGCCAGTAGGCGGCGCGACTGTGCCATGACCTGCGCGCTCAGTATACTCAAGGACTCTAGTTAAACCCTGGACCGTCTTCAGGTCGTCACCCGTAAAGAACACACCTACCTGATCACCAAGCTTCTTGACGGACTTGACGTACTGATCTGGAGTCAACTCAGTGCCGCCCTTGTCAAAGGCTGCCTTTGCTAGTATAGCACCACGTGCAGACGCCTGGCCGTCAGGAGTGAGGTTCTTGTACAGAGTCTCGACGGTGGACTTCTTCTGGCTGAACAGCAAGGTTCTTATCTCTTCAGGCGTAGCTTCGCCTTTATCAAACACGCGCTTGAGTGAGGTTAAGTCAAGATCGCTCATCATCTTTGACAGTTCTTTGTTGGCTACTTGCCACTTGTTAAGATCCGCCTGACCGCCTTCTGCCTTGATGTAGTTAGTCATGTCCTCTTTGACAGCTGGGTAGATACTAGATAGGGCCTTCTCACCAGTAGAACGTACGCTTGCCAACTCAGGCGCAGTGAAGGCGTCACCGATCTGCTTCCTCAACGTCTCGACGTTGGTCAGGTCCTGACCCTGGACGGCTTGTCGCCAGTCCTCAAGCATCGTCACGACTGGAGTAACCGCCTCAGTCTTGAGTGACTTAAGTGACGCTATTGCATCATCTACTGCCTTGACGGTCGTAGGCACCGGGACAGTAGGCATAGGTTGACCTATTTGTTTAATACGATAGGCTTGATCTTTAAGCGCATTATTTACATAAACGTCCATGTTAGGATGAGGATTTTTTGACGTGGGTTTAAACTTAGGTCCCAAGTTGTTAAGCGTGTCAGTCAACTCTGGGTTGCTTAGCTTGTCGATTACGTCCTGCTTGAGGCCTGTCCACTTAGTCAAGTCAGCACTTCGCTTAGCGAGCAGGTCAGTTGTCACAGCATCTGACATTGTATTAAGGTCCTCAGCACCATACTGTCGAACAACGTCTCTAACAGCGGCAACACGCTCAAGTTGTTGCTTCTGACGTGCAGACCCAGTACCAAACAGTTCGCCTGTAGTCTGTGCCAGTTTTCCAAGCGTAGACTTAGGCGGACGCACGTCAGAGGTCATCAGTCTTACGCCAACATCCTTGGCCTCCTGGACAGGTCCAGTTGGTGCCACTGCGCCCTTGACGCCAGAAAGACCAGCACCAACCATGCCGCCAGCAAGTCCAGCACCAAGCTGTACTATTGGCGGTGCACCAAGTGCTTTAGCACTCTCACTTGTAGCGCCTGCTACTGCACCACCGACGGCCTGTTGAGTAGGTTGTGCGGCAAGTGCCTCACCGACCTTGCCGACTAGACCTGGCGCAGTCTTGAGGGTCCCACCCATCAGTGCTGTAGTACCACCACTCACAAGCCCAGCTGTTGCAACCTGCATAATCTTTTGAGCCTCAGTCTGAGCGTCAGGCACACCTGCCTGTGTCAGTAGGACCTGCAGACCCTGACTTGGCGGTAGTTGCTTGTACTTGTCGGGTAACACAAGGTTAAGCAGGTACGTCACAGCATCGAAAGGTGCCAACGCTACACCTGCTACGCCGCCTGCTACGCCGCGCGCAGCGACACCCACGTTAGTCGGTAACTCTTTTACTGCCGTCTCCATGACGCCAGGTTGTACAGGTTGTACAGGTTGTTCTGGCTGTACAGGTTGTTCTGGCTGTGCAGGTTGTTCTGGCTGTTCTGGCTGTGCTGTTTGATCGGGTGTAGCGCCCGGACTCTCTGACGAGTCAGGCTTATTACCATAGTTTGTAGGCGTCTTAGGTTGGGCAACACTACCAAACGTACCTGATGTAGTGCCTGCTGCCCTCAGCTTATTCACCATATCCTTGAGGCGCTGATCATTCTTAGGGACGTCGTCAGGAATCGCGTCCACCGTAATCCCGTCCTTAGTCTGTATGGTATACGGCATTTAGTAGTTGACCTCCACAGGCGCCTTGACAGTGTTCAGGCCCGCGACATTTGGTATACTTATTCCCTTAGTAAAATCCCAGAAGGCCTCACCCTCACTCACCTTCTTACCACCAGCAGTAAAGTCCATCTGAGCTGGACCGAGTGAGCCGTTCTGATTGACCCACTCAGCCTTAGCCTTGTTGACTGCTGAGTTGTACTTCTGAAGTTTCGCTATGCCATGCAGGAATGAAGCTATGTACGCTGGGCTTGACTGTTGATCTGGGAAGGCTTGTAGTGCGATCTCGATGTCCTTGTCCGATGCAGCACCAGGTGGTAAGTTCTTGAGCGTCTCAGTATTACGTAGTTTGACGTACTCCTGCTTGAGAGCCGTGAACTTGTCCTGTCCACCTACGGCTGTCTTGATGTACTCTAGCGCACCGCCAGCCCAGCCAGTAGTAGGTTTTGCTAGGTCAAATGCATTAGCTAGGTTGTCAGCCTGCCCAGCCAGCAGGTCAGATGCTGCTACAGCATTCACTGCACCATTCATTACTACTCGTGCGCTCTCATCTATCTTCGTACCAGCAGGACGCTTGTTGTCGAGCTCTACCTTGAGCGCCTCAGCGTTCAACTTACGCGTCTCAGCCTCAGTCTTAGCAAGATCGGCTAGTTGTTGTTCGAGTGATACTTTATTGTCGATGCGTCGATCAGTCTCTAGCTTGTTGATCGCGTCAAACGCGTCCTTGCCGCCTGGCAGCACGGCCATGCCATAACCGATCAAGGTCTCGACTGACTTAGCACCCTCAGGACTAGTCTTAGCCAGCTGTATCAAGGTCTCACTGAACTTAGCACCCTTCTCGTTGCCAGCAGCACGTTCTGCTTCACCTTGCTTGGCTAGTAAGTCAGTAGCTACGTCTATGTTACCGCCACGAAACGCTGAGTATATCTGACTTGAGTCAGTAAGTTCAGCTTGCTGTTGTTCACTAGTCATAGCCGAGACAGCATCCTGCATCGACTTCGACATGTCTTTTGGCATGAACATAGAGGCTTTGAGTATATCCTCGTGCGTTACACCAGGCTCTTGTAGCTTCTTGACGACAGCGTCTTGTTCTGCCTGGCGTGCTGCAGCAGCCTCTGCAGCAGCCTTCGCAGCCTTCGCAGCCTCTGCTTCTTGTTGACGCTTCAGCAGCATGTCGCCTAACGCAAGACCACTCTTGAATGACTCCATAGGGTCAGTAGCGTCTAGGCCTGACAGCGGGTTAAACGTAGGTAGGTTCATGCTCCAGCTCCCATCGCTACGCCTAAACCAGTGCCCAAGGCAGAAGGAAAGCTTGACAGCAGACTGCCGCTAGCGATGGCGTCTGCAGCCTGTGCATTACCCTTAGCAGCTGCAAGTTGTGCTATGTCTTGGCCCTGTTGACTGTAGAGTGAGGCAGCACCAGCACCCTGCGTACCATACAGACTTGCTATAGTACCACCAGTCTGCACTGCACCAGTGCCATACGTCGAGGCAGACGCCTGACCAAGACTCGAGAGACCGCCTAGCCGAGCGTACTGTTGACTTATCAGATCTGAGAGCATCTTCGGACGAAACTGTGCTATCGCACCCTGGAAGTTACCACCACGCAGTCCTCCAGTAGCTGTAGCATTCTGACGCATTGCATCCTCGCCAGATGTTACTAGCGCGTCCATCTCAGAACCACCAGATATAGCTGCTACAGCTGCCTTCTGTGCATCAGGACCATTCAGTCCTGCTAGATCGTCTTGTGACGCAACTGCCTTAGCACCACTGTTCATGTAGGGTGCGAGAGCAGCCTGCATCTCCGTCAGACCGCTCTGTGCAGCAGTAATACCTTGTTTGGTGGCTACGTCCTGTGCATGTAGACCGGACGACGTGCCCTCTTTGACAGCGGTAATACCTGCTGTAGCCGCCTGTGCCTGCGCCTGCGCAGCATCGCTTGCTGCGTTACTCTTAAAGATGCCAGACAGTAGTGACGCGCCACCAATGATGAGTCCAGCTACTAGGGGCAGTATGGCACGCTCCGTAGTGTTTGACGTGTCTGGTATGACCGATGCTACGAGTAAGACTAGTCCTAGCAACACAGACAATATACGTGGCATCTTTATATTTGCTGGCCACATTAGTTAGCCTCCTCTAGCATCAGTTATGACCTATAGCGAACCAGTGAAGCGTTAGGGCAGGTGAGAAGGACGCCGTAGACAGGATTCTGAAGTCAGTAGGCTGATGAAACGATATCGGCCATACAGGATTGACACTGAACAGATCACAGCTAAGAAAAGTCTGTACCCATGCTGTAGGGAATGGGTAGGTGGGGTTCCAGCCAGTAAGACCACCAAATAATGTGCCTACTACAGTAGTAATAGCTACAGTCTGTACCACAGTCTCCCATATTAACTTCAAACCATTTCCAAGTAGGACGAAGGATGCCGTAGCGGTTGATGCTGCGTCAACGACGTCGTTGAATGAGAAACCGGTCAGCGGTGACATCGCTGTCAAGGTTGGTGACAATACTGTAGCCTTGGCCCATAATGGTGGCATGTCTTCTACCACGTCACAAGCAGTAAATACGCGTTCGAACTGCTTTATAGCATCAGGGTCAGACAAGAAGGCAGCAAGTTGTGCCCTTGACAGCATCAATTTTGACTTGACACTCATGCGCTTAACGTCTCCATAGCTACCTCTAGCCTAATGACAGAAAGTCGAGCTCGACTATCACCCTCAAAACGCTGCACGCGCCAGTTACGCATCATGCCTTGTTTAAACCACACGAGTCGACGCATCCTATCTCCACGCATACCCGCATGAATAGAGCGCAACTCACTCCATGTCTCACCGTCCAACGAGTAGCTAGTAGAGATGACTGGGTCCTCACCATCTGCAACACGCCCAGTCAAGCAGACCAACTCTAACTGATTCCAGATCACACCGTGACCATCGTTGTACGCTTGTGCAGCAGCAAACTCCCATCGTACGACGTCGCCAAACTGATGTGCAGAGTCGGACGTCAGTATGCCAAAGTTGCCAGTGACTGCATCGCATATAGTCCACTCGTCATAACACCACACCGGATCAACTACTCTATACGCACTAAAACCGATCTTGGCACTAGTAAGTTGAAACCAGACTGGTGCCTTGAGTGCTTGTGTAGCATCGAGGTCATATACTAACGTACGATCAGGAAGTCGAATCCACAACTGTGGATGCGACAGATGTACGTGTGTCTCAAGTATGACAGTAGCTAAGTCTATCTCTGCGTAACTGTTCAGTATCTGGTCAATGCCGGAAGTACTGATCTTAACAGCTACAGCGTTAAGACCAAAGTATATTGCGGGTGGCTCATTCTTACCGCTCCCTAAGAACGCAACTACGTCTGTAAATACACACGCACAGTGAGCACCTAACGCACCCTTCTGTACCTGAGCACCCTCGACGCGCTGAAATGGGAACAATGTTCCACCTACATCATTGAAGTACTCTATAGTATAACGGTTTACGGCCACGATCTCGTTGCGTAGCTTCAGCACTGCCATGATTGGGTCAGGGTCAATCTCCGAGGAGCCATACTTCAACGGGTTGACGCTCATAGGGTCGATTAGCTCAGTCACAACCATGTACGTACCATCTGTCGTCATGAAGTAACCATCGATCCATGTTACAGCTAGCGCTACGCCTAGATCGGGGTCTACTACCTGTACTAGTGTAGTACCATCACAATAGTACAGTCTACCGCCTGATGTGATAGCTAGTCTGTCGAACGAGTATGCCATCGACACTTGTCCACCCGAACCTACGTCACCTATGACTGTGCCCTGTCCAAGGGCGTCTACGCGTACTAGCTTTGTCCCAGATACTCGATACAAGACACCGTTCCAATTGATACCACCACGCGGAGTACCCGCGCCTATCCCCAATGACTTTGCGCCGTCCGCAGTACGTAGGTAACTCGCACTAATACCAGATGGCATGGTGACAGGCACCATATTCACTGGGTATGAGTCGTGTAAGTTAGCGGACTCGTCGGCGTAGATGCCACTAAGGATAGGCAGTTGCACCTAGTACTCCTCTCCCGTCTGCACGTGGAGTGTAGTGCCTGCAGCAGAAATGTGTGAGAGCGTATTCTCACCATCGCCCTTACGCAGTATGAGTACAGTTGCTGCTGGTACTGGTGTATCAGCAGTCGTGGCGGGTGTACCACTAACTGTATCACCAATACGCACGTGACAAATGTTAGCGCCTGTGTTATGCAGCCGTACAGCCTTTGCTGTTGCGTCAATTGTTATTGCCGCTGAGGCTGCAGCAGGCGTGACGATCTGATTTGCACCACGCTTAGGATAGAATCCCATGACTTACTCCTTTAACCAACCCTGTACCACGTCTTGGTAGCTAGGTCGTAACACAGCTTAAAATACGCGTTAGCTAAGAGTGCTGTAGGCGCACCAGTAATTGCTGTCGCACCGTTCAAAGTTATAGTGAGCGCTGTCACTGCCTGCGTGCAATTAACAAGTACTTCCTGCTTATCTCGACATCCTGAGGCAGCAGGCATGACGATAGTGCCAGCTGCATAACCAGCGACTGGTGTCAGTATCAAGTGTACGTCGTGATCAAGATCACTGCCTGCAATTGCGACAGAGAAGGCTGTCGCTGATGGTACTGCGTACTGCGTATCAGCTTCTAGTCTACCTAGATCAAGACCTGCTTGTGCTGAAGTAAGTAGGTCAGATAGTGCGATACCACGAAAGTCACCTTGATCAGACTTCCACAGCACGAACCAATCACCACTGTCCATCGTCATGACTTGCGACAACTTCATCGTGGACTCCTATCGAGGGTCACTGACTCATCAGGGTTGTGTACGACCCCATCGTCCATGTCAGACATGAACGGCGCACTAGACTTCATACCAGCTCCAACGGGTAATTGACCCAACCTAGCCTGACTTGGCTTCGCTGACCGTGAGAACAGTGTGTTCATGCCCCGTGTAGCAGAGATACTTGTCTCTCTACTTACTGTCTTACCAAACGAGGGTGCAAGTTGTATTGCTAAGTTAGTTATCACAGCCATACGCG